TTAGTTGAACAGAATGACGGAAGTCTTAAAAAAATTAACTATGAAGAATATAAACAAGAGAAGTCTTGTGAAATGTTTTATAAACTTGAGTACTTACAATAACAAATAAAAGGATACATTATGATACTATATGAAACACTAAATAAAATGACAGTTGCTCAATTAAAAGATACTAAAGATATGATTGATATTATTGTTAAAAACAAAGTTAAAAATGAACTTCTAGTCGGTACAAAAGTTTATATTGTACAAAAAACTAAAAAAACTCTTGGTACGATTACTAAAATTATGCAATCAAGATGTCTAGTTAAAATGATAAAAAATAATATGACTTATAGAGTGCCAATGGCAATGTTAGAGGTGCAAAAATATTAATGGATTTGTTTCACGGATTTTTATTATTCGCAATAGGTACTACTCTTACTGTATTAGGTATGGGTACAATTCTATATATGACTAAGACAAAATCAGACAAAAAGGAAATTACAGAAATAGAAAAATCACTTAACGAACTATATCTAAAAAGAAAGAAGAAAACATTATGGTAAAAGAAGCACTTAACAATTTTAAGAAAAAAGTATTTGATGACTATACTAATTTTCATTTAAATATGATGAATCAAATGTCCAATCAAGTGTATAAAGACGCTGGAGAAAAAAGCTCTAAAGAAGCAATCGAAAAATTTAAAGATAACTTCTCAATGGAAGAAACGAGATATTACTACAAGTTTATTTCAGATGGCGGTGTACACTCTTTTATTGTAAAAGAAGATAAAGAAATACGAGGTAAGTTTTGGAAAAAAGGCGATATTCTAAAACCAGCTAGTTGGAAAACTCCTGCTTTAAATAAGGCAAGAGGTAATATCTTTGAGAACTATATTGTTAAATGGACAGGACCTTTATATTTAAGATAAAATATAGTACACAAATTTTGAAACTAACTAATAACAACAAAGGATAAATATATTATGAAACTTAATGCGAAACAAAAACAAATTATAAAATTAATGGTAGAAAATAAAGGTGAAGTTAAAACCAAAATGATACCTAAAGAACAAACTGATAAGAATTTAGATAACATTGTAACGTTATATTTAAGTGGATTATTAGTATTTAAGAAAAAATATGATATTGATATAGTTGGTCCATATAACGAACATAAGGTTAGATATGCTTATTATCTATTAACAATGAATAAAAAGAAAACCATTAACGACCTTAAACAAATTCTCAAGGAGGGTTACGTTGACTAATTATTCTGAAATAATACAATCCGTTGGTAACATAAATAATTTAGAAAATCAAATTGATGATCTACAAAAAGAAAAAGAGTTTACCATGTCACAAGAAAAACTAGATCATTTAGACGAACAAATTTTTGAACTAGAGGATACAATTAAAAAATTAAAAGGAAAATAATTATGACAGGAGCAGAAATAAGTTTAATAATATTTGCTACACTATGGATAGTAGGATTATTATCTAATGCCTAATAAAAAACAATGGCAAGATATAATAGATAAGTCTTGGTTTTATATGAAATGTTTTCTTGCAATACTTTTAATTTCAACGTTATCATATTTTTATGGTACATTTCATCCTAATCAAGTAGCAATTTCTAAAATTGGTAATAATTTAGACAATTACTATGTGAATAAGATTAAAGCAATGGATTTGAAAGAACCTGAATTCACTTATAATAATGATATTCAATTTATAAGAGCAATGCATAAGTGTATTGATTATGTGAACTTTACAACACCTAAACATTTGAGAGTACCATATGAAATGATTATAGGACAAGCAGCTTTAGAGTCTGGTTGGGGTACAAGTAGATTTAGTACACAAGGTAATAACTTATTTGGTATTAGAACTTGGAAAGAAAACTTACCACATTTATTACCAGTTGGTATTAAGAAGTGGCCTGGGTGGGGTGTTAAAGTATTTGCTAGTAAATGTGATAGTGTAAAATATTATATTACAATGTTAAATCAACATAGTGCATATAAAGAATTTAGAGAGTTAAGACAATCTTTTTTAGATAAGAATTTACAATTAGATTCTAAAAAATTGATTAAAAAACTTGATAAATTTTCAACAACGGCTGATTATGATAAACGAGTAATTAGAGTAATTGATGAAATAAGAGAACTAGAGGATAAAAAATGAAAAAATTAATATTAATTCTATATAGGGTAGCTGTTGTTTCCTCTATTATATTTTGCTTAATAAAAATAGGCGTTATACAATTTTAATAAAAGGAGAACAAAATGGAACCCAAAGATATATCAAAGAAGCATTTTTACCTTTCAATAAGTAAATCTGTTTTAAGATTAGTAGGCTGTTATGTGTTATGGTCAACTAATGATGTACTTTTAATGTATGCTGGAGTGCTATTCGGTCTAGCAGAGATACTAGGAATAGCAGAGGAGATATAAATGAAAATACTAGATGAAATGTTAGAAATGAAAAGAATACTAAATGCTGAAAGAGCTTGTAAAAATTCTATGACCGATTGGTCAAAAGATTTTTGGTTTAATGTGTTTAGAAAACTATGTACAAAATATAATAAGGTTGCCTACTTCGAGTTGCAAAGAGGTGATTAATAATGATGAATAATAAAGATGCTCAAGAGTATCACAAGATGATTGAGAAGTTGCAAAAAAAAGAAGATAAAAGAAAAAAAACTGAATCAGAAAAAATGCAAGAGGAGTTAGAACCATTGCCGTTGCGTCCTATGTCAGAAAAATGAAAGCATATAAACCTTTACCAGATAATTTAGAAATTGGTAAAAGTAAAATACATGGGCAAGGGTTAATTGCAAAAGAAGATATTCCAATAGGCACAGAACTAGGTATAACTCATTATAGAAAAGGTGATAAAGTAATTAGAACTCCACTTGGTGGATTTATTAATCACAATGAAGAACCTAATTGTTTAAGAATACAGATAAGAATAGAACCATATTGGGATAAATGGAGTTTAAAAACAATACAAGACCTTAAAAAAGGTGATGAATTAACATTAAAATATACCATGTATAGAGTTGACAATGTTGATTAAATGTGTTATAATAATAGTATGAAAATTAAAAAAGATTTGACTAAAGTAGATAAAAAATATGAAAAAAGAATAAAACTTTTTGAAAAAGAAGCAGAAGAACAACAAAAAGCATATAGATCAAATTATACAAAAGAAACAAAAATTGTTAAGAGAAAATTACAAAAGAAAAAAAAACAAACAAAAGAAGTATCTGGTTATTATATTGCAAATGGTAAAATGACAAAATTATATACAAAAAAAAGATGAATATATTTTATTTAGATAAAGACCCAAAGATTTGTGCTGAAATGCACCTAGACAAACACGTTGTTAAAATGCTTATTGAATATGCTCAACTCATGTCAACTGCTCATAGAATGCTTGATGGCATTAAATACATTGCTAAATCAAAAACAGGCAGAAAAGTTACTAGATACAAATTAGAAAATGCTAATGAAGAAGCAACTGTTTACAAGGCTTGTCATTTAAATCATCCTAGTGCAGTATGGGTTAGAAACAATGCTTATAACTATTACTGGTTATATCAAATGTGGTCTTATTTGCATGACGAATTTAAATTAAGATATGGTAAAGATCATAAATCTTATGTAGTATTAAAAGACCTATTAAAGAATCCCCCTAAAAATATTCCCCTAAATATTCCTTTTAATCAACCAACACAAGCAATGCCTGATGATGTAAAGAATGAAGATAGTATTACTGCTTATAGAGATTACTATGTTAAATACAAAAAAGATTTTGCTACATGGAAAACAAATATACCTGAATGGTATAGTAAGGGAATAAATAATGCCAACATATAGTTTTTACAATTCAAAGACTAAAAAATCATATACAGATATGATGTCTATTTCAGAAATGGAAGAGTTTACTAAACAAAAACATATTATACTATTACCACCAACACAACTCAACATTGTATCAAGTGTAGGAGGTCATGTAGATAGTCATACTGATAATGGTTGGAAAGAAGTACTATCAAAAGTATCAGAAGCACACCCTGCTAGTCATTTAGCAGCACAATATGGTAAAAAAACAGTAAAAGATACACAGGTTGATAAAATAATACAAAAACACAGAAGGCGTAAAATAAAAGGTGGACCAAGGTAGTCCAGAAAGATAAATATACATATGGCAGATTTTGATTTTTTAGACGGATTTGATGCTGATGGAGATTGGGGTTTTACTTCAGTTAAACAGAAACCAGCAACAGAAAGTAAAGCAGAGTCAGACGCTACAAAAGAAGTTGTCAAGGCGACAGCGGACGGTGTGGGTAAGGCTGTGTCTAGCGAGATAATCAATAGACTAGAAAGTAAACTAGATAAACTATTGAGAGCAACTAACGAAACTAAAGAAACTGTTATTGCCAAGAACGAAACAGAACTACAAATTGCTAAGAATCAAATGGATGATGAATATGATTTGAGAAAAGATAATCTTGGCAAAGAATATACAGACAAGTTTAAAGATTTAGAAAAACTTATTATACCTCTATTAATCAAGTTGGCAAAATCACCTGAGGCCTATATTCATTGGCCCAATCGAGCAGAAGTTATTGAAGCACAATTAAAAAAGATTGTTGCTATCACTCGTAGTAAATAATTCAAACAAAAGGATATCAAATGAAATTAAGCAAGAATTTTAGTTTAAAAGAAATGACTGCTAGTCAAACGGCTGAGCGTAAAGGGATTAATAATAATCCTAATGAAGATCAGATTACAGGATTACAAAAACTATGTGAAAATATCTTACAACCTGTTAGAGAACACTATGCTACACCAGTAACCGTTTCTAGTGGATTCAGAAGTGAGGAATTATGTGTATCAATTGGATCATCAACGACCTCACAACACGCTAGAGGGCAGGCGGCCGACTTCGAAATATTTGGAGTACCAAATGCTGAATTAGCAAAATGGATTATTGAAAATTTAGACTTCGATCAATTAATATTAGAGTTTCATAATACAGAAGAACCTAATAGCGGATGGATCCATTGTTCATACAAAAGTCCTACAGATAATAGAAAACAAACATTAAGAGCATTCCGTGATGATAACGGTAAAACTCAATATGTTGAGTACAGTCCCAACTGAACTCTCGGTATATTTACAAAAAAAGAACTAAACGATATGTACACTAAAAAGGGAACATAGTGTTCATGTTTTGTTCTTATATGTGAGTGCTTGACATTCTCTCCCATTTGTGTTATAATATACACTTATTAACAAAAAGATTAGAAGTAACAGAAAGTGAAACTAGTCAGAAGGAGAAAAGATGTCAATAATAATTGATACACAAGGCTATGTAGAAATCTCTACATTAACACATCACCCACTAAACGAACTATTATATCCGTTAAAATATCACGAAGAAGATATTGCTTTATTAGCAGATAAATTAGTAGAAGAACAAGAAAAAACAGGAGTTCCTAATCATACACCTATTGTTATCTGTAAAGAAACAGGAACAACATTTTCTGGAAACTTTAGAGTTAGGTCTGCTAAGAGTAAAGGTATTAAAAAATTAAAAGCTGTATATGCTTCTAAAATTTATAATGCCAAAGACGATCAATCGGATGAGTTGAAATTTCTTGAAAAGTATAACATAGATGGAAAAAGGGATGAGTATAATGAAAGAGTTTTATTAAGAAGATACTCTATTCATAATAAACTCTATGAACAAAAGTACGGAAAGGTAATGAACTCAAAGTTAAGAAACCAATTTGCCACCGAGAATAGATATGATCAAGTTAAATTTAAATATCTAATTCAAATAGAAGAAAACGATCCAAATCTTTTAGAAAAAGTACTTGATGGAAAAATGACAATTCAGAAAGCATTAAGAGTACTTGGTAAAGTAAAAGATCCAAGAAAGTATAATCCTTATAGATTTAACTTTTTTAAGGCTTTAGATAAATATCCTTCTATTCAAAAGAATGCTGTTATGAAAGCCTATGAGTGTATAGGACAATTTAAGAACATGGGAAACAATATTATCCATGATGAAAAGATGGGTTGGGAAGTGAATCAACTAACTGGCGTATTGTCTAATATATGGATGAGTGCTCTTGTATATGGTTTCAACAAAACAAATGTTGAAGAATTGCAATCACAAACACCTAGAAATAGACAAGGATATGCCGACCTACACTTTCAAAACTTAACAGATAAATTCGGACCTGAATTTTTATCTGAAAGAATAGAAGTAAAAGTTGGAACATGGAATACAACTTGTAGTCAAACTGTTGTTTACGGTGGTATGGGTTCTGTGAGAGTATCAGCACATGAATACCTAATTGCTTTTCATAATCAAAAGTTAAACAAACACCTTGTGATATTAACCACTATGGATAAAAATGATTGGAAAACAGATGGTAAAGATGCCAATGCTACAATGACTTTATCACATTGGTTTAATAAGTATCATAATCAGAAAGACAAGTATAGAATACTTGTTGGTGATATATACAAAGGTAATAAGTCAATTGAAGTAACCTGGGGTGATATGCCTCAGGTGCTTGACAAAGCAGCATAATCATAGTATAATAGAAACATGAATACATTAAACGAATATTTTAAAAAGAACCATGAGCCTAAAAACTTTACTCATAAACCAGTAGAGAAACAACCAGATTTACTTACTGAAACTATTAACGGTAAAAGATTTTATGTTTTACCTAATGGCGAAAAACTACCCTCGATAACAACTGTATTATCGGCAAGAGGTAATGAAGGTATTGCCAAATGGCGTGAATCAGTAGGTGAACAAGTTGCGAATACTATCATGAGGAATGCGGCTAGGAGAGGCACAGCCGTACACACACTAACAGAAAACTATCTTAACAACGAAGAACTAACACAACAAGGTGTATTGCCTACAGCGCTATTTACTATACTAAAAACTGAACTAGATAAGATAAATAACATAGTAATACAAGAAGGCAGTTTATATAGCAGTAAATGGGGTGTTGCTGGTAGAGTTGATTGTATTGCTGAGTATGATGGTAAATTATCTGTAATAGATTTTAAAACCTCTACAAAAGATAAGAAAGAAGAATGGGTAGAGAATTATTTTATTCAAACTTCTGCTTATTGTG